TGGAGTCCACAGCATTGGGCCAAAGGTGGCCTCTGGAAACAGGTCGAGCCACGTCTTGATGGTCGTGGTCTTTAGCATTGGGTAGCTATTCCGTACAATTGCGAAACGTGTGTAGCGGATGCCATCTGCAGGGGAGGGCTTTTGCCTGACGGCACGCAACATCACCTCGGCAGCACAGGCGTAGCTCTTGCCCGAGCCCACCGGCCCCATCACTCCACGCACGAATGCGTTGCTTTGCAGGAAGTCATAGACCACCGGGCTGGTCCTAAAGTCTAGGTTCAGCCCGCCAGTGATCTCCTTAGTCGATCTTTCCTTGGTTCTGCTCATGTCTGCCCCAGCATAATGTCTCTTTCGGTTATCCAGGCCTGCGCATACTCACAATCTTGCCTGTCCTCGAACCATGGACCACCCAGCGTGTAATGGATGGCATTCAGACTCTTGTAAGGTCCCTGTTTACACCCAGCCAGGTAGTTCCAGCCCAGGTCCAGGCCCCCAATCTCCGAGTCATCGAGCCACTTGAACTGGTGCAGGTAGCCTGGCTCTGCCGTATTGACCACGTCTGGGGTCAGTTTTTGCACCGATGGGTGGTAGCAGTTAAACACAATGAATGATGACCAGTTTTTCCTGGGGTAGGCGTGCTGTATCTGGCCGTCCATCTTGGTGGTTTCAGCCGGTTTGTAGTCGTGTTTGACCACAGACACCGCTTTGCTGGGGTCTACCTCCTCGAATACCCTGCGAATGTCGGCCAGGAACAGAAAATCACAGTCCACAAAGATGGCAAACCCGTGCGGGCCGGCCAGGGTGGGAGTCAAAAACCGGGTCAGGCTGAACTCTGTGGAGGCTTGCCGGTCTATTGGCCTGGTGTAGAGGCCAATCTCCCGCAGCTCTGGCTGGATTACAGGCTTGACCATCACCTGCTCCGGGTCAGTCCTAGCCATGATTGAGTGCTTGCACACATCCCAGGCAATGGTCTCCCGAGAATCCCACCCGATAAACACCTGAATCATTTATTGGCCGCCAGCCAGACACCTGCCTGCGCCACAGCGTAGCCCAGGAACATCAGCGCCAGGTCAAACTTGCCCTGCCGGTAGAGATCAACGCAGACCACCATGTAGATGCCACCCACCAGGGCAATGAGCCATGAGCTCATACCTTGCCCCGGATGCACTGGGATGCGTAGGCAAAGTAGTTGTGGCTGCGGGCATTCGATTGCATCTTGTCGAGCAGGTCTGCTACCTCGAGGCGCTCAAAGTAGGCGGCCCGCTTGCACAGTTCGATCAGGAACTCCTCAGCGTCAATGCCGTCTGGCATCCCCTGGATGATCTCCATGGCCTCTTGTTTGGTCATTTCGGTGCCTCCACAAGGTTTTGCTGGCCAGCCCAGAGTGCCACGCAGGCAGCGTCCAGGTCCCAGCTCACGGGATTCAGACTCAGGGCATCTGCCCGGCCGGCCTTATAGCTGCCAATGTGCCAGGCACTGTGGTCCACCTGTGCGCCCGGCAGTATCCACAGGGCGATGGCCACCCCGGCCACAAAGCTTAGAAGTTTCCCCATGTTGGCAGCTCCTCTCTTTTATGACCTTCTGGTTCTTTTTTTGCCTGGGTGTAGCCACGTTCTGCAAAGGCCACCTCAGTCTCGAGCAGGGATATCCTGCGGTTTAGGTTCTGGATTTCCTGCTTAAAAAACTTCTGCGCCTCTTGCCAGCCAGCGTCAAAGGCGTACTCAGCCACCTTTTCCTCGTCCTCGGTCCAATAGCGCAGGTCTGCCTTGGTCTTGCGCATCTCCCGTATCCAGTCGTAGTAGCACTCGTAGATCATTGAGAAACCCCCTGTTGTGCCTGCTGTTGGCGAAACTCCCTGAGAAATTCACACATTTCGTATTCGGAAAAATTGTGCTCAATGTGCCATAGCATCCCATTTAATTTTTCGATTGCTTTAGTTTTTTTTCTTTTGTAACCCTTGGCTGGCTCTGAATTTTCCAAAACTTCTCTGAGCAGCCTTATCTCAGACGTATATATCTCGCAATAATCCTCTTGCGTTTCTTCACTCATCTTTCTTCTCCTCTTCAATATCGACCACCTCGGGTGCTTGGACATTGATGCCAATCACCGAGGGCTTTTCACTTCCATCGTCAGGGTTGTCCAGCAGGCCACTGGCCTTGGCCAGCAGTCTGAGCACCCCAATCTTGTCGTAAAGCTCAACCTCCAGGGTCTGTGCCCCGTCTTTTCCTCTGGTCACCCGGATGTTCTTGATGGCCTGCAGAGCATGGTCTGGGATGGCAGAGGCAGCCTTCACCTTGACATTGCCCTCCTCGTCCCAGGTCAGCACGTCTGTGATCTTGGTATTGGCCATGCAGAGCAGCGAGTAAGCCACCGCTTCCCGATTCTCGACAATGGTGGCCGACCTCTCCAGCCTACGCTGCACAGACCGAACCCCACCCCAGTTTTTCAGGGATGGGACTTGGTTGGCCAGTCTTGGTGAGCGAGGCACTAGAACGGCACCCCTTCATCCGGGTCAAACCCCTGGGGCTGGTAGCCGTTGGCCTTGGCCTGCGCATGGCTAGGGTCTGCAAAGCCAGTGGCCGCATTGTGGTACTGCGGTTTTGCAGGGAATGGCTGGTGGGCAGCTGAGTAGACCTCACCCGCAGGTTGGACAGCCTGGCCCACAGACAGGGAAAAGAACTCACCCCCGTTGGCTGCCTTCTTCACCCATGCCGATATCCAGTATTCCTGGCCATCTAGCCACTTGATCTTCCCCGTCATGTCAGGACTGGTGTCCTTGGTCTTCTGCTTTGCTTTACCCAGTGTGCCCTTGCCAGGCTGGTGCTCATAAGCCATTACGGTCTCCCTCTCTCTTCGTTGATTGCTTTGACGTAAACATCCGCTTGCATCAGCTCCACCTTCTGCTCTGCCAATGCAAGAGATATCTGCTCCACAGTAAACCCTTGCCGAATCTTCTGCAACACCCACCTGCGCAGGTCCTCTTCCAACTCCACTATCGCACCCATCTCACTCCTCCTTTGAATTAACTTCCCAACGAAACTTTGATTGGCCATAGATATCTTGCCACTCTCTTGGCCGGCCATGGCGGTCCCAGCCCTTGGGCTTTACTTCACCCACCACTTTCCAACCAGCGCCACGCAAGCTTGAGCCAGGCTCTGTCTGTAGGGTGTAAGTGACCATTCGCTTGCCACCCATCTGCTGCCAAATCCTCCAGCATCTGCCGTACAGAAACGAACAGGTGTTCTTTGGAGCATCATCCAGGACACAAACCCTTGCCACCTCCACCGTCAGACCATCGTCAAGCATCCTAGCAACCGGCCGCCCAACGATGGCTACCCCCACCAAGACCCCGCCATGCCGAGCAGCGATGGCAAACTTGCCACCCCTGGTTGGCTTGTTGTGGCGATGAAACCGGCCCACAAACTCATTGGCTTGCCTCAACGATACAGGGACCACCTCAAAACTCACCAGAAGCCTCCAGAACGCTCTCAAACACATCAGGGTAGGCTAGGGTACCAGCCACCCCACACGGAAGCCTTACAGACCGTTCTCGTAGGCCTGCAAGGGGTACTGCACCCTGGAGCGAAACCTCTCCAAGGAAAAGGTGAGGAAAATTTTGGAGGGTCACCCACGCCCAATGGCCAACCCCGGGGGGAGGGGTATGCCGCCTCTGGCTGGCCGCACCGACACAAGCAGGCCCCACCCCCTGCCTGTTCCCACCGCAGGTGGCAGGGGTAGCCTCCTCGACCCCTGTTGCAACAGAGCAAACGAACCTATGCACCTGTTGCATCAGTAGCCCTTGGCCTCGAGCACCATCCGACAGGCATCGCCCAGGCTCTCGGTCTGCTCGATGGCGGCAACCATCTCCGATTCGGTCACCCCGACCTCGACTGCGAGACTCCCCCACTTCATGTCAGAGTCTTTTATTAATCTATTCTTTCTAAATTCATAAACCTTATATAACTCTATTAAACCTATGTTTTTTGTGTTTAGGTCAACCTCCAGGTTGACCATAGGTTGACTATTGATATCGCTTTTATCTGTCTTTTTAGTGTCTACATGGTCAACCTGCTGGTTGACTATGGTTGGCCTCTCTTGGTCAACCGACAGGTTGACCTTCTTTGGTCTACCTTTTTTGACTGCGGCAGGTTTGGTCTCTGGTTTCGTCGTGGCCATGATTGCTCCCATTGTCTGTGGTTGGTGTGTCCTGAAGTTCGATGGTCGGCCCAGAGTTCCCAGTAAGGCTTCCAGGCGTTTCATGTTCGCCTTGATCTGCTCAGGCGACAGATCGGGCAGGTCGTTGTCTTGCATGATGGTGCGCAGCTCCTCTTCTCTCTTTCGTTGCTCGGGTGGCCGGGTGTCTTCCTGGCCGCTGGTGATTGCGATTGCGTCCTGGGTGCTGATGCCAGGCTCGAACACAATGCGCAGGGTGTCTGCTCGCTCTGCCCTGAATCCTCTGCTGACCACCTCGAGGTAGCCGGCCTTCTTGAGCTCGCTGACAGCCTTGTTGACGGCCTGCTTGCTGATGCCCAGGTGCGCACCAATCCTGGTCTGTCCAACCCAGGTGATGCCAGCACGGTTTGCGTATGAGCAGATCAGGCCCAGCACCCGGATGCTCAAATGGTGCAGCCGCTTGTCAGACAAGGCTGCAAAAGGGACCACAGCATACTTGCGCTGGTCTGGTAGCGGTTCCTTCTCAATAACCCTGGGCTTCTTCTTCGGAAGCTTGAAGTCAACTACGTTGGCTGTGAGCATGGTCTGTAGTCTTGGGAATGCCGGTGGCCCTTGCGGGTATTGCACCGCCAGCAAAGCACCTGCAAATTATCAAATGCCAACTCCAGGTCTGGCCGGTCTCGCAGGGGAATGATGTGGTCAATGTGGACCTTAGCCTGGTCATCGCCACAGCACATACAGGCCCGGCCGTAATGCCTGAGCACCTGCCTGCGCAGTTCCCACCACTCAGCTGGTGGCTTAGGCCTCTTGAACGCCTGGCTCATAGATTGAACGGGTTATGAGCTGCCGGCCCTTTCCTGGTGATATAGCCCTGGCTCGCACTCACCAGCTCATCTAAATGCCTGTCAATGCTAATGCCACCCAGGTCTGCTGCCTGGTATAGCGCCTTGCTGTTGGCGTGCTCTGCCACCTTCTCGAGCAGGCCCAGGCGCTGCAAAACAATCAGGTGCTTGTAAACACCATTCAATTCGATTCCCAGGTAGCTGGCCACCTGCTCCGAAGTCCTCGGGTGCCGGCAATAATCCAGCGTCTTCTGCTGCTTTACGGTCAATCCCATGATGCTCTCCTATTGGTTTTTATTTGCTGCTCTCTCTTTTGCCCGCTCCACACAGGCAGCGCACTTCCACCGCTTGTTCATGCCGTTGGCACTCACCTTCCACTTGCCACCCTGCTCTGGCCGCTGGCCCTGGCAATGCGAGCACCAGCGCCGGCCAGTCAGCAGCGCAGCCACCTGGCCCACCTTCACACTCATTCGATTGCTCAAAGCTTCTCCCGCATCGCCTTGATCAGCAGCTCTATTGGCACCACTGCTCGCCATGGCTGGCCATTCCTTCTGTAAACCACCACCGGCCACTCTCCCGGCCCGGCTGCAGCCTCAATCTGCTGGCACCAATCGTCCAGGCGCAGGGCCTCCCGCCGCTTCACCTCGAGCCTGTAGTGGTCCACCTGTATGTCATCGCCACCATCTCTGGCCTGGCCCAGCTTCCTTTTAACGACAAAACCGAGCTCATCCGACAGCATTGCTGCCAGTTCGTTTTCGCCTCGAGCGCCCTTGTTTCGGCTCGCTCTACCGCCCATCGGCCCGCTCCGCAATGGCATCAGCCTGAACCATGCCCTGCAAGACATGGTTCCAACTGACCACCCGCTGGTTCTCATCCCGCAGGCGCAAGATTGCTTCCTTGGCCTCTTGGAGAATCAACGGGCACGCCACTACGGCAGCAGGGTTGAGGCGATCACAGATATCTGTCATGGCCTGGCTCCCAGTAAAACATCCAACCGCTCGGATACATCTGCTGCATACCGATCCGACAACAGCACCCGAATAGCCTCATCAATAAGGGCCGCCCTGCTCTTACGCTGCTCGAGCGTGGCACGGTCCAGCATTGCACGGGTGTCCGGGTGAAGACGAACTAAAAACGGTTGCAGCTTTGGTTTGGTTTGCATATCACTCCTCCTGATATCGGGAAGATATCCGAAGTTATCCACAGGCGCAACCACCTAAATCCCCGCAAAGTGGTAGGGGAATTGCATTTGCCTGTTGACAGAGATATCGCACGGCATGAACATGGGCTCACTGAACTACCACTAAGGAGATTCAAATGACACACATTGGTGACCGCTTATATGAGGCCAGCAGAACAAGTCAAGCTGGTAAAGACCTCTGGAAGCTTTACAACGCCCTTGCCGACGACGTAAGCGACGACGAATTGCTCAGTCGCTTTGATGCTTATGTCGATGATCTGGGCCAGGAAGCCCGGGCACTGTATCGCACGCTAGCCAAACAGGGAGCCTGAGCCATGTATATCGCTTACTACCGAGTCAGTACCGACAAGCAGGGCCGCTCTGGCCTTGGCCTCGAGGCCCAGCAAGAGGCCGTGGCCCCTTACCGCGACCAGATCACCCACTCGTTCACAGAGATTGAGTCGGGTTCAGACAACCACCGCCCGCAGCTGCAGGCCGCCATCGCCATGTGCAAGTCCACTGGTGCCACCCTGCTGATTGCCAAGATTGACCGGCTCTCAAGGGATGCAGGCT